GTCGTTGAGCTGATCGATCAGCGCCAACAACTCTTCCTGGCTGGTTTCGGCGGGAAGATCGTGGGCCTTCGAATGAAACCCGACTTCCTCGCAGTCCTTGCGCTTGTGCGCCACATAAACCTGGGACGCCGGGTCCATGCCCACCAGAATCACTGCCAGGCCCGGAATCCTCAGCCCTTGATTGCAGCGCTCGGCAACCCGCGCGGCAATCTGCTGGCGAATGTTGGCTGCGATCGTTTTACCGTCGATCAGTTTTGCGGTCATGACGCTTGGTTAACCATCGGAAAGGATTTAAAAAGGAGCGGCATTCTCGCACGTCGAGGCGATGCGGCAAAGGCAGGGCGGTGCGGCGCCTGTAACTCCTTTATCTAACTGAAATTTTTTGCGTTTTGGTGTTGACGACCCAGGGCGGCCTCTATAACATGCGCCCCGCTTGTCGAGCACAGCCTGCTGCTGGGTAAGACGGCTTTTGAAGAGGTTGTTCAAATGCCGGAGCTTGAAGTCTGCGCTCTGAATGGAATGCAGCTAAAAGCGCCCGTAGCTCAGTTGGATAGAGCATCCGCCTTCTAAGCGGATGGTCGCAGGTTCGAATCCTGCCGGGTGCGCCATTCATTTGGTCTCTGGCACAAGCAATGCAATATGGTGGGCGTAGCTCAGTTGGTAGAGCACAGGATTGTGGCTCCTGCGGTCGTGGGTTCGAGCCCCATCGTCCACCCCATATTCCGAAGCGCCAGGCACTGCCTGGCGTTTTCGTTTGAAGCGTTTGCGGACGTGGTGAAATTGGTAGACACACCAGATTTAGGTTCTGGCGCCGCAAGGTGTGAGAGTTCGAGTCTCTCCGTCCGCACCATGTAACAAGTTGAAAGCCCCGGATTCCGGGGTTTTCGCGTTTCTGGCGATGTGATTTCTGCCACGAGTTTGTTCCCAGCGTGTTCCCATGAATATGCGGGTGAGTGCGGGAAAACCCACTCAGGCGCGGGATGACAGCGATTTTGGTTGACCCTTCGGAAAAGGGTAATTTAGGTAATCTCGATTCTGAGGCGTCTGAAAACCCTCTGAATTCAAGGCGTTGCAATGATTTGTTAAAGGTAATAATAGGGTAATAAATTGGTAATCGAATTACCTAAATCAGTGGTCAGCAGCCAGAAATTCTCAACCCTTTAAAATCAGGCACTTACAGAAAAATTACCTTTTGCCTTACCTCGAATTACCTTCCGAGGTAATCGTTTCAGCCCAGTAAATACGCGGCCTACAGCCGTGAAAATCTCCCCCCTTACCAAAATTACCTATTTTCGAAATCGGCTTCGATTTCTGAGGCCATACGTGCGCGCCTGTTGAGCGCTCCCGCGCAGGGATTCGCAGGTATTTCCCGCCCATTGATCGCCTCGCCAGCGCAGTAACTGGGCCGTCTGGCGCCATGTGCAGGCCTGCAGTGAAAGCGACCTATTTAGCCCGCAGGTGAGGTGGGGGGACAACGGCGCGCGCTGGGTGCCGCATCACTCCGTACACACAGCCGAAGCTGTGTCGTACTATCCCCGGACAGGGCAAGACAATGATCAAGGAAGACGATGAGAAATCTAAATGGTTGGCAGCGGATGTGGGTGGTAGGAGTGCTTATCTACGCAACAGCCGTGTTCGTGCTGGTAGTCCAACATTGGCCCACTTACCGGTCCGTTTCGATGACAAACAGCTGCAGCGAGATGTGGCTCGGTTCGAGAAATAACGGACGGGCAGCCGAAGGCTTGCCTCGGCTGAGCAAAGCAGAATGTGAGGCGGAACTTGCGAGGGTGCGCTCGCCAGCGGGCCTGAGAGCCAAGCGGATCGAGACGGTGCTCGGCGCTGTGGCTCTGTGGTTGATCGGTGGGGTGATCGCCTACGGCATTGGCTGGCTTATCGCCTGGGTCAGGCGTGGGTTTCGTTCTGGTTCCGACGCTGTTACCCGTCAGCTCTGATCCTGCTCAGCCCTTCGCCGGCAGCTCGAACTCTCTGAACCTGATCACCTCATCCCCCAGCCACTCGTTCACCTGCTGCAGCCTCGCCTGAATCGGCTCCAGTTCGTTGACCGCCCACACCTCGGCGGCTTCGCGCAGTGAGCCGAACCCGCCAGCGTTCTGCGGGACGATGCCCATCAGCTGGGGCGGGATGCGGAGCGCGGCCAGCAGATCGTCGCGGCTGATGTTCTTGATCGAGCCGAACTCATCCTTGGCCGCCACCTCGCTCACCGGCAGCAGCTGGATGCCGTCCTTCTTGCCGCCCGGCGCGTACATGAACAGGTTGCGGAAGTTGCCCGGCCCCTTGGCTGATTTCAATGCGGTGCGCAGGGCGTCGACGTCTTCTTCCTTCTGCGCCGCATCGGTCATGTACATGATGAACCCAGCATGCGACCCGTTCTGGTAGTAGCGGCGGCGGAAGAGGGTGGCCGACTCGTTGAGCAGCGCTGACTGCAGGGCCGACAACCACTCCGGCAATCCGTACACCTCCTGGTTGATGTCCGCCTCGCGCAGGTGGCAGATAGTGCCCGGCGCGAATTCGTGCTCGTCCTTCCAGCCGCGCACCTGGTAGTAGGTTTCCAGGTCCGCACCGCGGCGCATGTACTTGGCCAGCGTCGGTTGCAGGCTCAGCGGCTGACCGAGCATGTTCCGGCGCCGTTCCAGGTAGGCATTGCCGCACCACAACCAGTCCAGGGCGAACTGGCCGAACGCCTGCCGGCTCAGCAGCCGGTGTGGGATGAAGGTCCGCTCGAGCATGTTGCGTTTGAAGTTGAGCCCGCTCTGCAGGAACACGCTCGCCCGGGTCGACTTCGCCAGTCCGTCCAGCGACAGCGGCGGTTCGTACCAGCGGCCATTCAGCCAGCATTCCAGGTAGTCCAGGATCTCGCGACCATCGAGCACCGGCGTCGGGTCGCCGAAGGTGAAGGCCTCGATGCCCTGTGCAGGCGCGGCAGCAATGTCGGTGCTCATCAGTACATCTCCATAAAGCTGGTGTTCTGGGCGGTCATGCCCTCAAGCGGTTCGTTGTGCAGGGCATGGAACAGCGCCCACGCGAGATCCGCGTGGCCGGTTTCATCGGTGCGCCCGGCGGTGTAGGTCATCTGCCGGCCGCTAGCGGTGGTGGTCTTGCGGATGGCCATCAGCGAGCTGGCGAGGTCGGTCCAGCCGGCATCGAACTCCAGCCGGCCCTTGTGAATCACGTCGTAGGCTTTCAGCACCAGGCGGGTCTTCACCTCGGGGCTGTAGGAGAACGTGGTCAGCCCGGGGAAGAACGACTTCACCAGCTGCGCCACGCCCGAGCCCATGCCCGTCATGTCGATGCCGATGTAGGTCACCCAATAGCGCAGCGTCACCCGGCGGATCGCCTCGGCCTGGGCGGCGAAATCCATCCCGCGGAACTGGTGCCGCTCCAGCACCCGGAACTTGCCGCCCGGCACCAGCGGCGGCGCCACTACCACCAGGCCGGCACTGTCGCCGGTTTCGGCAGGGTCATAGCCCACCCAGACCTGCCGGTCGCCAAAGGGGCGGTCGGCGAAGGGCTTGTAGTCCTCGTCCCACTCGATCCAGCTGTCCACCATGCAGGGCTGCAGCACAGCCAGCGGGAAGATCGAGGCCCCATCATCGACAAACTCGCACATCAGCAGGTTGGCGAACTGCTCGGCGTTGTACTCGAAGCGCAGCTCCTCCAGGTCGAACAGGTCGCACCCGCGCCGCTCGGCATCGAGGATCGTCACGATCTGCCGCCAGATCTTGTCTTCCTGGCACAGCTTGCCGGGGGCCAGCGCATCGTGACTAAGGTCGATCTTGATGTGCTGCGCCGCTGGTTTGCCCTTGTTCAGCCGCTCGCCCGTCCACCACTTGTAGGCCGGATGGCCCATGCTGGATGGGGTGCTGAAATAGGTTTTGCGCCAGTGCTTGTGCAGCGCCATGCCCGACGCCACCTTGTTCAGCTCGTCGAAACCATGCACCCAGAAGAATTCGTCGAAGTAGAAGTTGCCGGAGCGGCCCTGCGCGGTGCGGAAGTTGGTGCCCAGGAAGTGCAGCTCTGCGCCGTTCCACAGCACGATGGGGTCACCCGTCAGCTGCGTGCCCAGCACATCGCGCACGAAGTCCTGCATGTAGTTCTTGAACTGATGCGCCTGCGCCTTGCTCGCCGAAAGGAAGATCTGATTGCGACCGGTGAGGATCGCGTCTATCAGCGCCTCCCGCGCAAAGTAGAACGTGGCGCCGATCTGGCGGCTCTTGAGCAGCATGCGCGTGCGCATGTTCATCGCCCGGTACCAGTCGAGCTGGTAGTCGAAACACCCGTCGCGGAAGGCCTCTTCGAGTTTCTCGATATCCTCCTCGCTGAACTCGTTGCGCTTCGGAGTCGACTTCGGCCCCTCGTTGCGCTTGGCCAGGTTCGGGTTGAGGTCGGTTTCGGTACCGCCGCCCTTGAATCGCTCGATCCGCGCCTGCCGTTCCAGCTGCCGGTGCAGCAGGTCGATTTCCTTGAAGTCGCCGCCGCTCTTGCCGTCCTTCAGGATCAGCTGCACCAGCCGCGCCTCTAGCGCACCGCCGATGCGCTCGACGTTGTCGGCCCGGTCCCACTCGTCGCGGGTTTTCCACGAGTGGAGGGTCTTTTCCTTCTCGTCCAGGTAGTCGGCGATATCGGTGATACGCCAGCCCGTCCAGTACAGGAATTTGGCCTGGCGGCGGTTATCACGTTGGGCGGGTAGTTCGGTGGCGGTATTCATGGCGCAGATGGTGTCGCCCGCGCGCGTAGCCTGTTAGCGCGGCGCCCTGTACCTGGCTCGCATACACAGCTGGCCGATTGCCCGTACTGCGTAGCGTGCCGACCATGCCCTCACAGCAACTGCACCCAGCAGCTACGAGGACAAACCGCATGGCCGGCAACAGCACCCCCGCCAAGAAATTCCGCTCGAAGTGGACTCGCATCGCCGTAGAAGGCGCCACTACCGATGGCCGCACCATCGAACGCAGCTGGCTCGAAGACATCGCAGCCCAATACAACCCGGCCACCTACGGCGCCCGCATCAACTGCGAACACATCAAGGGCATCGCCCCGGAGAGCCCATTCGGCGCCTACGGCGACGTGCTGGCCGTCAAGGCCGAAGAAGTCGAGATCGATGGCAAGCAGAAGCTCGCGCTCTATGCCCAACTCCAGCCCAACGACGCCCTGCTGGCTCTGAACAAGAAGGGCCAGAAGGTCTACACCTCGATCGAGGTCCAGCCCAAGTTCGCCGACACCGGCAAGGCTTACCTCATCGGCCTGGCCATCACCGACAGCCCCGCCAGCCTGGGTACCGAAGCGCTCGAATTCAGCGCCAAGCACGGCACCCTGGCCAACCGCAAACAGCACCCGGACAACCTGTTTACCGCTGCTGAAGAAGCGGAGCTCGAATTCGAGGAAGTCACCGAGCAGCCCGGCGCCTTCAAGGAGCTTGCCGGTCGCGTGAAAGCCCTGTTCACCAAGGGCAAGGAAACCGACAGCCAATTCAGCGAGATCGGCGAGGCGGTCACCTCCCTGGTCGAGTTCGCTGAGAAGCAACAGGCCAGCCTGGAAAAGCACAGCGCCGACGCTGCTGCCCTGGACAAGAAGGTCACCCAGCTCGAAGCGACCATCACTGAGCTGACCGCAAAGCTCGGCACCACCGAGGACCACAGCCAGCACAAGCGCCCGCCAGTATCCGGCGGTGACGGCATCGTTCTCGCCGAGTTTTAACCCAGGCACCCGCCAGCAGCCGCCCATCATCGGAGTAACCCATGCGTAACGAAACCCGCAAACTGTTCAACGGCTACCTGCAGCAGGTGGCCAAGCTCAACGGCGTCGATAACGCCACCGAGAAATTCAACGTCACCCCCACCATCCAGCAAAAGCTGGAAACCGCGATCCAGGAGGCCAGCGGCCTGCTCAAGCGCATCAACATCATCGGTGTCGAACAGCAGGAAGGCGAAGCGCTGTTGCTGGGCGTCAATGGCCCCATCGCCAGCCGCACCAACACCAAAACCGGCGGGCGCCGCAACCCGGCCGAGCGCAGCGCGCTGAGCAAAGACACCTACACCTGCAAGCAGACCAACTTCGACAGCTCCTTCCCCTACGCGCTGATCGACGCCTGGGCCAAGTTCAAGGACTTCCAAGCGCGGCTGGGCGCCGCCATCACCGAACGCCAGGCCCTGGACCGCATCATGATCGGCTTCAACGGCACCAGCGCCGCGGCCACCTCCGACATCGCGGCCAACCCGCTGCTGCAGGACGTCAACATCGGCTGGCTGGAGAAGATCCGCATCGGCGCGCCTGATCGCGTCCTGGACGAAGTCGTCGAAGCTTCCGGCAAGGTCACCATCGGCGCCGCTGGCGACTACAAAACCCTGGACGGCGTGGTGTTCGACGCCGTGCAGATGCTCGAACCGTGGCACCGAAGCCACCCCAACCTGGTGGTCATGGTTTCCCGCGACCTGCTGCACGACAAGCTGCTCGCTGCGGTCGAGAAGGGCGCTGCTTCCAACGTGGAAGAGAATGCCGCTGACCAGATCGTCACCAAGGCCCGCCTGGGCGGCCTGCCGATCGTCGATGCGCCGTTCTTCCCGGAAGGCACCGTGCTGGTTACCACGCTCTCCAACCTGTCCATCTACTTCCAGGAAGGCGCGCGCCGCCGCCACGTGAAGGACGAGCCGGAGTACGACCGCGTCGCCGACTACCAGTCGAGCAATGACGCCTACGTGATCGAAGACTTCGGCCTGGTCGCCCTGGTCGAAAACATCGAGGCGGTGTAAGCCATGCTCAGCCCAGCCCAACGCAACCAGCTGCGCAAACGCGCAGCCCTGCAGGCTGCCGAGGTAGCGCCGGAGCGGTCCATGGCCGGCGCCACTGCCTACGAACAGCAGCTCATGCAACTCAACCAGGACCGGCTGCGCCTCAAGCAGGTGCAATCGGAGCAGGGCAAGGCCGAGCTCAAGCGCCTGCTGATTCCAGCCTACGCGCCCTATATCGAAGGCGTGCTGTCCGCCGGCAACGGCGCCCAGGACGATGTGCTCACCACCCTGATGGTCTGGTGCATCGATGCCGGCGAGTTTGCCGACGCGCTGTCTATCGGTGCCTACGTGCTCAAGCACAACCTGAAGATGCCGGACCGCTTCGAGCGCACCACCGGCTGCCTGCTGGCCGAGGAGATTGCCAACGCGGCGCTCAAGGTGCAGAAGGCCGATGGTGAGTTCCCGCTGTTCGTGCTTGAGCAGGCCCTGACCATCACCGACCCGCACGACATGCCCGACCAGGTGCGCGCCAAGCTGCAGCTGGCCTTCGGCAAGGCGCTTGCCGGTGGCGTCAGTGACGATGCAGCGGTAGGCCTCGATCTGTTGCATCTCGAAAAGGCCAAGCAGCACCTCGCCCGCGCCATCGACCTGCACAGCAACTGCGGCGGCAAGAAGGATCTGGAGCGCGTCGTGCGCCTCCTCAAGAAACACGCGGAAAGCAAGCCGACCGACACCGGTTCCAGCGAGTCACCAGCCGACGAGACCGCCAACCCCGACCAGGGCACAGGCGATCAAACCGGCCCAGGCGAGCAGGGCACCGACCCCGGTACCGGCGAGCCACCCGCTAACTGAGCGTCCCCCACGCACTCGGCGGCTCGGGGCGGATCGACAGGTTTTCTCCTGGCCATGTCGTGAAGCCCCGACCACCGCCGAACCAGGGTAAGAATTCATGAGCGCATTTATCGCATCCGGCGGCGCGGCTGAGCCGTACCCCATCACCAATGACGGCTGGTTCCCGGATGTGGATGGCCGCGAACTGCGCGCATCGCTCCGCCTGGACGGCAGCGTCACCGATGCCCGCCTCGAGGCCGCCACCGTCAACGCCATCATCGAGGTCAACCGCGAGCTGGCCAGCTGGCAGGCCGAGCACCGTGCCGCCGGGCGCGACAGCCTGCAGGCTGTGCCGGCCTCCGAGGTCGCCGGCAAGAGCTACCTCGTCCATCTCTACCACCGCGCCATCGGCTGCGCCGTGGGCGCCGAAATCGCCGAGCGTTACCGCGACTACAGCGCCACCGGCGACGGTGCCGAGCGCGCCGATGCCCAGCTGCCCACCGCCGACGAATACCGCCGCGATGTCCGTTGGGCCATCCGCAGCATCCTCGGCCGCGTGCATACCACCGTGGAGCTCATCTGATGGCCGCCTGGCGCGCCCAGCAGGGCGACACCCTCGACGCCCTCTGCTGGCGGCACTACGGGCGCACCGCTGGCGTGGTCGAGCAAGTGCTCGACGCCAACCCCGGCCTGGCCGACCTCGGCCCGGTCATCCCGCACGGCACCCTGGTCCAGTTGCCCGAACAGCCCGTGCGCGCCGAACAACGCCAAATGGTGAACCTATGGGACTGATCTACCTCGCGCTCTACAAAGGCCGCGGCCCGCTGTTCAACCGCCTGATCCGCCTCTGGACGCGCTCGGTCTACAGCCACTGCGAGCTGGTCATGCCCGATGGCCGCTGGCTGTCCGCCTCGGCCATGGACGGCGGCGTGCGGGCCAAGCGCATCGAGCTCGATCTTGAACACTGGGACCTGATCCCGGTGCCCTGGGCTGACGCTCGCCAGATCCTCCAGCTGTTCGAGAAGCACCACGGCAAAGGCTACGACTGGCTCGGCCTGTTCGGCAGCCAGCTGCTGCCCCTGACCATCGACAACCGCCGCCGCATGTTCTGCAGCGAGTTCTGTGCCGCCGCCCTGGGCTTCCCCCTGGCGCAGCGCTACAGCCCCGCGCTGCTGGGTGAAGTCGTGCAGCGTGTTCACGCCATCACAACCGCAGGGCCACAGGATGAAGCACATGCCTGACAGACCGGAAACCTGGGCGTTCTTCGCCACCTGGCTGGAACACAACTTCCCAGCCCTCTATGCCGGCGGGCTGGCGATGCTCATTGCCGTCTGGCGGATCATCTACAGCGGCGGGCGCGTGCGACAGCTCCTGCTCGAAGCGCCCCTGTGCGGCATGCTCGGCGTCGGCGTTTCCTACGGCCCCTCGCTGATCGGCGCCCCCCAGGAGGCCGGCGTATTTCTCGCCTGCATGGTGGGCCTGTTCGGCGTCGAGGTCAGCCGCGAGGCAGCCAAGCGCGTATTGAAGAAGAAGGCGGACCAGCTATGACCCAGCTCCTCAGCAACGGCTCACGCGGCCTGGCCGTGCGCAACCTTCAAGCCGCGTTGGCCCTGGCCGGCTTCAAGCTCCAGGCCGACGGCGACTTCGGCGACGAAACTGAGGCCGTCGTGCGCGCCTACCAGCGCAAGGTCGGCCTGGTAGACGATGGCGTCGCCGGCCCGAAAACCCAGGCCGCGCTCAAGGGCTTCGACACCTCGCGCTACCTCAAGCGCAAGGACCTGCAGCAGGCCGCCGACCGCCTCGGCGTGCCGCTGGCCAGCGTCATGGCCGTCAACCAGGTGGAGAGCAGAGGGGAGGGCTTCGCCGCGAATGGTCGCCCGGTGATTCTCTTCGAGCGGCACGTCATGCACGCCCGCTTGCAAGCAAACGGGATGACCGAAGCTGAAGCCGATGCTCTCGCCGAGCACTATCCCGGCCTGGTCAATCGGCGGTCCGGTGGTTATCTCGGCGGCACCGCCGAAAGCCAACGCCTGGCCAATGCCAAGCAGATTCATGCAGTGGCTGCGCTGGAATCCGCCAGTTGGGGCCTATTCCAGATCATGGGCTACCACTGGCAGCGTCTCGGCTACCAGGACGTACAGCACTTCGCTGACACCATGGCCCTCAGCGAAGCCGCCCAACTCGACGCCTTCGTCACCTTCATCGAAACCGACCCGGCGCTGCACAAGGCCATCAAGGCCCACAGCTGGAAACAGTTCGCCCGGATCTACAACGGCCCGAACTACGCCAAGAACCTCTACGACGTGAAGCTGGCCCGGGCCTACGCCCAGTTCGCCGCGGAACAGGAGCAGGCGGCATGACCACCGCCCGACAACTGCTCTACGGCCTCGCCCTGGTCGCCGCGCTCTGCCTGCTCATCTGGATGCAGCAACAGCGCATCACCACAGCCGAGGCCCGTGCGGATCTCGCCGGCGAGCGCCTGCAAACCGCCAACCAGCGCAACACCCGCCAGGCACAGACCATTGCCCGGCTCACGGGCGAGGTGGCCACCCAGCGGCTGGCCCAGCTCAGCCTGCAACAAACCACCGCTGGCGTGCGCCAGGAGCACGCCACCGACCAGGTACAGAAAAAGGAGCAACGCCGTGAAGACCCGCCCCATGCGAACTGGGCTGCTCAGCCTCTGCCTGCTGCTGCTCGTCGCCTGCACCAACGTCCCGCCATCACCGGAGCAGACGGTTACCGTCAGTGGCTGTCCAGTCGTCACGCGCTGCACGCTCAACCCAGCGGCGCCGATCGATAACGGCGAACTCAGCGACGACAGCGACTACCTGCTCAGCGCCTGGGCTGAATGCGCTGCCCAGGTGGACGCAGTGTTCGAACACAACGAGCGGGTCGGCCAATGAAAAAGCCCGAATCCCTGCGCGACCACCTGCTGGCCGCCATCCCCGAACTCAAGCGCAACCCCGACCGCCTGCTGGTGTTCGTGGACAACGGCAGCATGCGCAGCACTGCCGCCCCGGGCCTGTCGTTCGAGTACAGCTACACCCTCAACCTGATTCTCACCGACTTCGCCGGCCACCCGGATGCCGTCGCCATCCCGCTGTTCGCCTGGGTGCTGGTCAACCAGCGCGAGCTGATGGAGAACCTCGAGAAGGGCAGGGACGCGATCAAGTTCGAGGCCGACATCCTCGACAACAGCAAGGTCGACCTCAGCATCACCCTGCCGTTGACCGAGCGCGTCATCGTCAAGCGCCTGGATGACGGCACCCTGCAAGTCAGCCACCCGGCCGAGCCGGTGGTCGATGACGAAACCTTCCTGGTACCGGCCATGCGCGTCGAAACCAGCGAGGGCGAACTCATCGCCGAATGGGGCGGCAATGGCTGACGAACTCCGCTCCCTGGAGGACTGGGCCGGCGCGCTGCTCAATCAGCTGCAGCCCAAGGAACGCCGCCAGGTCACCCAGACCATCGCCCGCGAACTGCGCCGCCGCCAGCAGCAGCGCATCGGCGCGCAACGCAACCCCGAAGGCACCCCCTACGCCCCGCGCAAGCCCCGCCAGCCACTGCGCGCCAAGGCCGGCCGCATCAAACAGCGCAGAATGTTCGCCAAGCTGCGCACCGCCCGTTACCTGCGCCTGCAGAGCGATGCCAGCAGCATCGCCATCGGCTTTGCCGGGCGCCTGTCGCGCATCGCCCGCGTGCACCAGTACGGCCTGCGCGACAAACCCGGTCGCAACTCCCCCGATATCCAGTACCAGCGCCGCGAGCTGCTGGGCTTCAGCGACGAGGATCTGGAGATGATTCGCGACCAGCTGCTGCAGCACCTGGTGCGCTGACCCTGTAACGGCACCCGCTACACAGCCCAGCGAATGCGCCCCGCGCGCGCGACCGCCAGCATGGCGGCATGAGCATTTCCGACATCCTTCGCCGCCTCGCCAACCTGATCCGCCTCGGCACCATCGCCGCCGTGGACCATCAGGCCGAGCGCTGCACCGTCAAAACGGGCGGCCTCACCGTACCGGGGCGCCCATGGCTGGCCCTGCGTGCCGGTGCCAGCAGCGACTGGGACCCGCCCACGGTCGGCGAACAATGCATTCTCCTCAGCCCTAGTGGCGAAACTGCTCAGGGCATCGCCCTGATCGGCCTGTATTCACGGCAACGTCCGGCCCCGTCGAACAGCGCAAACCTGCGCCGACGGAAGTATCCGGACGGGGCTGTGATCGATTACGACCACGCCACGCACACGCTCACTGCCACGCTGCCAGAAGGCGGCAAGGCCAAGCTTGTCGCCCCCGGCGGCGTCAGCATCCTGGGCGACGTGGACATCACCGGCACCGTGACCGTCACCGAAGACGTGATCGCCGGCGACATCAGCCTGGTCAACCACCGCACCAAGGGCGTCACGCCCGGCAACGGTATTTCCGAGGAGCCGACACCATGATCGGCATGTCCGCCCGTACCGGCCGCACGCTCAGCGACTCGGCTCACCTGGCCCAGTCCATCGCCGACATCCTCACCACACCCATTGGCTCTCGCCTCATGCGCCGCGAATACGGCAGCCTGCTGCCCGACCTGATCGATGCGCCCCTCAACGATGCCACCCGCTTGCAGGCCTATGCGGCCACCGCCATGGCCCTGATGCGCTGGGAGCCGCGCATCCGGCTCAGCCGGGTACAACTCGGCCTGGGCGAGCGCCCCGGCCGGGCTGTACTCGATCTTGAAGGCACCCGCACCGACAGCAACGAGCCGCTGAGCCTGCGCGTACCGCTCGCCTTGGGGGCCAGCGCATGAACACCTTCACGCCCATCGACCTGGCCCAGCTGCCCGACCCCGATGTGGTCGAACAGATCGACTACGAGCAGATCCTCGCGGCACGCAAGGCCCACGCCATCAGCCTCTGGCCCGCCGAGCAGCAGGCAGAGATCGCCGCCACCCTCGCGCTGGAATCCGAGCCGCTGACCAAGTTGATCCAGGAGAACGCCTACCGCGAAGCCCTGCTGCGCCAGCGCGTCAACGAGGCCGCCCTCGGCACCATGCTGGCCAAGGCCAAGGGCAACGACCTCGACCAACGGGCGGCCAATGTCAACGTCAGCCGGCTGGTGGTCACCCCGGCAAACAACAGCACCACGCCGCCGACCCCAGCGGTGATGGAAGCCGACGAAAGCCTGCGCGAACGCGCGCAGATGGCCTGGGAAGGGCTCAGCACGGCCGGCCCGCGCAACAGCTACATCCTCCACGCGCGAAGCGCCGATGGCCGAGTGGCCGACGCCACCGCTGAAAGCCCATCGCCCGCCGTGGTGGTGGTCACCGTCCAGTCCCTGCTGGGCAACGGCGCAGCCGACCAGGAATTGCTCGATATCGTCGCCGCTTACCTCAGCGACGATGATCGGCGCCCCGTGGCCGACCGTCTCACCGTGCAATCCGCCGAAGTGCTGGAGTACCGCGTCGACGCCGTGCTCTACCTCAACACCGTTGGCCCCGAGGCCGAACCGATCCGCGCCGCCGCCGAGAAGCGGCTGGCCACGCTCGTCAACCAGCGCCGCCGGCTGGGGCTGGAAGTGAACCGCTCGGCCCTGGACGCCGCCTTGCACATCGAGGGCGTGCGCCGTGTCGAGCTGCCCGGCTGGGTCGACATCGTCGCCACCGCATCCCAGGCTCCGTACTGCACCGCCTTCAGCGTTACCCTCGGGGTCCAGGCATGACGGCCCGGCACCTGCTACCGCCCAACGCCAGCCAGCTCGAGCAGCTGGCCGCCGAAGCCCTCGCACAGATCGAGCGCGTCCCGGTACCCATCCGCGACCTGGTCAACCCCGACCGTTGCCCGGTCGAGCTGCTGCCTTACCTCGCCTGGGCCTTCTCCGTGGACCGCTGGGACGCCACCTGGTCCGAAGCCATCAAGCGCGAAGTCATCAAGGCCTCCTACTTCGTGCATTCACGCAAGGGCACCATCGGCGCGCTGCGCCGCGTGGTCGAGCCCCTGGGCTACCTGATCCGCATCACCGAGTGGTGGCAGCAGGTGCCCGAGGGCGTGCCCGGCACCTTCTCGCTGGAAATCGGCGTGCTCGAAACCGGCATCAGCGAAGAAACCTATGAATCCCTCAGCCTGCTGATCGACGACGCCAAGCCCGTCAGCCGCCACCTGATCGGGCTGGACATCAGCCTCGAAACCCATCTCACCCGCTACGTCGGCGTCACCGTGATCGACGGCGACGAGCTCGACGTATACCCCTGGGAAAACGCCGACATCGATGTCGTCGTGCAGGGGTACACCGGCGTGAGCGACTACATCCTCGACGAAATGGACGTGTACCCCCATGGTTGACGTAAACACCCAGTTCGGCGGCTTTCTGACCGCCCTCGGCGCCGCACAGGATGCCAACTCCAAAGCCCTGGGCATCCCGTGGAAGCTCACCCACATGCTCATCGGCGACGCCAACGGCGCGGACCCGGTACCGGCCCCGGGGCAAACCGCTCTGGTCAATCAGGTCTACCGCGCGCAGCTCAATCAGCTGTATGTCTCGCCGACCGATGCCAACGTGCTGATCGCCGAACTGGTGCTGCCACCGAACGTCGGCGGCTGGTGGATCCGCGAACTGGCCCTGGAAGATGAAGACGGCGTCTTCTCCGCCGTCGCCAACTGCGCCCCCAGCTACAAGCCCGTGCTGGCCCAGGGCAGCGGCCGCAACCAGGTGGTGCGGATGCACGTCATCACCAGCGGCACGGCCAACATCCAGCTGAAGATCGACCCCAGCGTGGTGCTGGCGACGCGGGCCTACTGTGATGGGCTGATTGCGGCGCACGGCGCAGCAGCCAATCCGCATCCGCAGTACACCACTGAGGAAGAGGTCAATCAGCTAATCAGTACGTTAATGAACAGCTGGGTGCAGCCGTTGAGTCTCGGTGGCACCGGCGCGAAAACTGCGGAACAGGCGCTGTTGAACCTGGGTGGTGCGCCTATTGAAAGCCCTGATTTGAGTGGCAAGCCTACTGCGCCCACGGCTGCACCCGGAACGAACACTGAGCAGATTGCGAACACTGCTTTTGTTCACGCCGGAATGGCCGGCAAGCTTGATATTGCGGTGCCGTACGTCCCCGACTTGAATGCTGCCGTCACAGGGCCTTTCTTGTCGACACCCGCCTCGATAGGATCGCCAGATGATGCTGTCGGGCGAATATGGGGATTCACTTTTCTTGATGATTCCAAGACGGATAGCCGTGCTCAGATGGCTATTGACGATTCAAGCGCACTTTTTCTGCGCAGCTTTGACGGTGTCGCTTGGAGTGGATGGACAAAGCTGGCGCCTCCCAACGAAGCGAAAGCCGCCAAGGCCTGGGTTAACTTCAATGGTACGGGCCTCGTGGCAATTCGCAGTAGCCATAATGTCAGCTCAATCGCGGACAACGGAGTAGGCGATTACACTGTGAACCTGGCGAAGGCAATGCCCAATACCGACTATGCCGCCGTAACTAGTGGCGCCTTGAATGATGCGGCTATAACAGGAATCAATTGCGCTAAGGCATACGCCCGAACTTTGAGCAGCTTCAAGGTGGGTACCACATCTACATCGACCGCGTCTGTTGATTTCTTGCACGTCGACGCTGCGGTTTACAGTAATTAGGGGATTCGGATGAATAAGCGCATTTTGTTCCAGCCTGCAGGTTTGCCAGCGGCTGTACTCATTCCTTGTGCCTGCGGCCTGAGTCTTCAGGAGATTGGTAAAAAGGACGTCCCTACCGGATTGCCTTTTTGGATTGTCGATACTGCGGCTGTACCCACCGACCGCGCCTTCCGCGAGGCGTGGGAGTTGGATGCGGTCGCGCTTGGGCCGTCTGATGGAGTAGGAGTTGGGCTATGATCATTATCAACCGTAGCAAGGCCGAACAAATGGTTCGTGATCGTTTGCGCTTCGAGCGCGCTGCGCGCCTCTCGGAACTGGACGTGGCTTACATGCGCGCCCTTGAACTGGGCGAAGACGCTACCGGTATCGTGGAGGAGAAGCAGACTCTGCGTGACGTCACCGATAAAGATCTCAGTGGCCTTTCGCTGGTTGAGTTGTCGACGCTGACGCTAGATAGAGCCGTGGAGCTCTGACGCTTCTTCGTATCCCCCCGATGTACGGCGTTTGCTCATGGCAGCCGAACAGGGGAGGTATTTTCGCTATCCTTCGATTACACTTCGTCATTTGCTGCTGTTTATGGTGGCTAAAGGTGCTATTGGGGGGGAAGGGGGATGCAGCAAGCTGGACGGGTAGATTCAATCGACCATTTGCGCGGAATTTTGGCGGTGACCATTATGGTTTACCATTATTTCACTTGGTCGTTTCCAGGTTGGATAAGTCCGGACGGATTGCTAAGTGTTCTCGGCTATTATGGCGTGTCCGCCTTTTTTATAATTAGCGGAGTTAGTTTGGCGATTGCTTACCGTGGCCGGCTTTCTACTCACGCTGAGATCTCCCGTTTTTATTTAAAGAGATTTTTCCGTATCGCTCCGCTGTACTGGTTAGCGATTAGCGCAACCATAAGTGTGGCTTTGCTTAACGATCAATTCAGGGGTATTCCGGCACCATTCACATGGAAGGACGTGCTTGCGAACTACACGCTGACCTTTTCGCTTGGACACTCCAAGGCGCTTACCACTGGAGGATGGTCCATAGGGAACGAGGTATTTTTCTATATAGGCTTTCCATTTCTGTATTGGCTAGTTTGCAGGTCGGCTCATTGGGCGATCGTAGCGGTTGGTGGAAGTGCTGTTCTGCTAGGAATTTGGGCTTTTTATGTAGTTCCTGCTAGTACGAATGACTCGGAGGCGTGGGGTTTTTACATTAGCAATTGGAATCAGCTGTTCTTCTTCCTTGCTGGTCTGGTGATTGGGCGATATGTGAGGCCTGCATTAATCAGCCGGAAGGCGTGCTATATGGCTCTTGCTTTCGCACTGGCGTTACTAACGATGGCTAATGTTGGCACCCACGCTGAATTGGTAGAGGGTTGGCACCGCATCTACTTAAGCCTAGCAACGCTTCTTTTGGTGTTTAGTGTTTATCAAATTAATTGGGAGTCGTCGTCATTATTTGGTCGGGCCCTGGCGTTTCTTGGCCTGATCTCTTATTCCTTGTACCTACTTCATCCTCTGGTTAGGTCTGCGGTCATGATTGTAGGCAACCGAATAGGTTTCGGACCGTTGACTGTTACGATCATCAGCATAGCCTTGACGGTCGGGGTATCTTGGCTTAGCTACAAGATCATCGAGACGCCTGGTATTCGCTTGGCTAAGGTTATTGAACTAAGAAGTCTGAAAAGACGAATTACCGCAGCCGCGTAGCCTTATTTCGAGCCCGCTTAGTGCGGGATTTTTCATGCCCGCGCTGTAACACCCCCCGCTACACCGCCCACCGCTCGCGCCCCTCGCGCGCGCGAGCCACCATCAAGGCTCACTGATCCGGCACACGCCCGCAGGAGCCTCCCGCATGTCGACCGAATACCACCACGGCGTCCGCGTCCTCGAAATCAACGAGGGCACGCGCCCCATTCGCACCGTATCCACCGCCATCGTCGGCATGCTCTGCACCGCCAGCGATGCCGACCCGGCCACCTTCCCGCTGAACAAGCCCGTGCTGCTCACCGACGTGCTCACCGCCTCCGGTAAGGCCGGGGAGCAGGGAACCCTGGCGCGCAGCCTCGATGCCATCGCCGACCAGGCATCGCCC